TTTGCCGGAGAGTCAGGATCAGGAAAATCATATATCTGTTCAGGCAACCTCGTTAGACACGCACAACAACAAGGAATCTATGTCGTTCTTATCGACAGTGAAAATGCGCTTGATGAAGATTGGTTACACAATCTTGGAGTTGATACAAGCGAAGAAAAATTATTGAAACTCAATATGGCAATGATTGATGATGTGGCCAAAACAATCAGTGAGTTTATTAAAAGTTACAGGGCAATGAATGAAGATGACAAACCTAAAGTTCTTTTTATTATTGACAGCCTTGGCATGTTGCTCACTCCTACAGATGTTAATCAATTTGAAGCAGGTGATATGAAAGGTGATATGGGTCGTAAACCTAAAGCACTAACAGCACTTGTTCGTAATTGTGTTAATATGTTTGGTAGTCATAATGTAGGATTAGTCGCAACCAATCACACTTATGCAAGTCAGGATATGTTTGATCCTGATGATAAAATCAGTGGTGGTCAAGGCTTTATCTACGCAAGTAGTATTGTTGTAGCTATGCGTAAACTAAAACTTAAAGAAGATGAAGATGGCAACAAAGTAAGTGATGTGCTTGGTATTCGTAGTGCTTGTAAAGTTATGAAAACAAGATATGCAAAACCATTTGAAAGTGTACAAGTAAAGATCCCGTATAGCACAGGCATGAATCCTTATAGTGGTTTGTTAGACTTATTTGAAAAATCAGGGTTGCTAACAAAAGAAGGAAACCGTCTAACTTATACAACATTAGATGGAGAGGTTATTAAACATTTTCGTAAAGGTTGGGAAACTAATAGTGAAGGATGTTTAGACAGAGTAATGACTGAGTATAGTAAAAGGAATGAAAATAAACTAAGTAATGTAACTACTGAGGAGGAAGTTACAGAATGAGTTTGAGTATCATAAGTGAAGTATGGGAAGCATTACGCCAACATATACAATTGGCAGATAAGAAGGATGCTGCTGAATCACTTGTCAATTTATTAATTGACCAAGGTTACGATGCCGAAGAAATAAAAGAAAATTTCAGAGGTGATAAAGAAATTGGAACTGCCTTATCGTATTATTCTGAAGATGAAATTGAGTATGATGATGAATACGATGCAGATGGGTTTGATGATGATGAATGGTGATGAATGAATTGGTATACAAGAATTACACAAGATATTTCTATACTACCTGACTTTATTACATACTATGAACATGAATTAGACCAAGCTAAAAAAGAAGTGAAAGTGTATGGTAATGTTGAAAAAAACATTGCCTCACTACCCGGTATTACTGAACACCGTTTCAACCAACTACAAGAAGTTGAAGCAGTATTAAACTATCTCAACATTCAATTACGCAAGATTCGCCGAAAACATTTTCAAAAATACTTAGAAGCGTATAATAGAGCATTGACTAGCCGTGATGCTGAAAAGTATGTTGACGGTGAACAAGAAATTATTGATTATGAAACACTAATCAATGAGATTGCGTTACTAAGAAACCGATGGCTTGGAATAATGAAAGGGCTTGATAGTAAACAATGGCAGTTAGGACATATTGTCCGTCTTAGAACAGCTGGTATGGAAGATGTTAGTGTTTCCTAGTATTACCATAACTTATTAATTTACAGCCGAGTACATCATCTGGCTTTAAATAACGCCATGGGTCTACTACAATACTACCAGGAAGAATATCACAATAGAACCTTTGTTGGGTTTTTAAATGTTTTAATCCTGTGTTACCATAAGTTGTTGGTGCATGATGAGCCATTAGTATTACACCTTGTATTTGCGGGTGAAAGTCATTTGTTAACGGATCTACATAATTAACCTTCATACCTAATTCTTTAATATAATGACCAATTAATAAACTACAACTTCCTTGTGTATAAGGCACAGATGGTTTGTATGCTTTACCATGTATCCAAATTTTCATGTTATGCTCTATAGCCAAACTAACTAATTTTTCAGCAATGTTTTTTGATTGAATTTCCCTGGCATGCATAATCGCATCAAATAAATCATAATTCAATTTTAAGTCATTGCTTAACCATCTTAATGCTATATTGTCTCTTGGGTGACATGCACCGCTGTCACCTAATCCTGCTTTCATATAACTAGGACCCATAATTCTCATATTACTTTGGCTTAGAGCATTTGTAACAATGTCTACATTCATATTTCCAAGTTTTTCTGCAACATCTTGGATCATATTAACTAATCCTATTTTAGCACTTATAAATGTATTGTAAAATATTTTTATGGCTTCTGCTTCTTCCCATGTACCAACTTCATATCTAGGATCGTTTTGCATAAGAGGTTTATAAAAATTAATAAGCAATTCAGCATCACCAGTCAAGCTACCATCTTCAGTACCGATAATAACCATTTCAGGATTTATCATATCCCATGCTACGCTACCCATTGCAATTAAATATGGGTTATATATAAATCTTGCGTTATTAATTAATGGTTCAAGTTCTTTTCTTACAGTACCTGGTAATACTGTAGAAACGAGTACAACTAGTTTTGTTTTATCAGCGTATTGGTTAACCTCATTTAAAACTTCTTTAGCAATTGTATAATCAAAATTTTTTGGTTCTAAATGGCAACTAGGACTTTCTCCACCATATTCTTCGATATGTGGGGTAGGAACAGCTATAAAAATTAGTTCGCCAAATTCAACTGCCTCTTTTAAAGTTACTTGTTTTATTTTTTCACTTGAAAATGTGGTAACATCATATCCAACCACTTGATAAAGATTAGCCATTTCTTCAGCACAAGGTAACCCTAATTTCCCACACCCAATAATTGCTACTTTTTCTATCATATTGTTTCCTTTGGAATATTTATTGGGAAATCAGCTTGTTGATTTATTTGTTAAATTAATGTATAATAGAATGAACTAAAAGGAAATAATTTATGGGATTTCAAAATTTACAAAGTATACAGGGATTACAAGGATTACATAGTATACAATTAGATTTGTCTAATATAGGTAATTACACCTTTGGGGATGTATTAAAAGTAGAGCATACAGTTTACAAAGTTATAGAACTTAAAAAAGATATCCTCGCCTTAGCCTGTTGCCTATATAGGCTAACTTTAGAAAATTTTAAAGAATATAAAAGTTGTACAGTTTTGGATAAAAGGGTTGAAAACAACCTGTCTGAACAAGATTTAAGGCGTAGTTCTGAGCTAAAAGATTTTTATAGTAAAAAGATGATGATGCTAACCTTAAAAGAAAAACCACTGTCTAGTTTTAGAAAGGATCTTATTAGGTTAATAAATAGTGAAAATTTTATTTACAAGGAAGACTTAATTAAGTTAGCCCATAAGTTGCCTTATTTTTATGAGTATGATTTACAAATGAAGGATCTTTTTAGTAACACAGTTGCTCCTAAGGAAAAATTTATTAATACAACAGTTAATCTAAAATTTCATAAAAAACTTAATCCAGCTAGAAAGGGTTTTAATCATTATAACTATTTTTTTAAAGATGTTAACGAAATCGTTTACTGTTTACCCATATCCAAAGATAATAATTTGCTTCACCTTTTTGAGATGTATATAAATAAAAATGAAATTAGTATAATGGGAAAATTTTTTAATAATACAAAAGATGATTACTCCTATTATAATTCAGCAGATTGGAAAATAGTGAATGAAAATTATTGTAGCAGGTGACAGTTGGGCAAAAGGTGAATGGGATAAAAATTCAAGAACTAATGAAAACAATGTTGTAGCACATGGTGGCTTACAACAATATTTAACTGAAGATGGGCATGAGGTAATTGACGCATCTTTAGGAGGCCAATCTAATTTAGCAATTTTATCTCTTATAAGGCAAAAACTTGACGCAAATGAAAACATAGACTACATTTTCATGTTTCAAACTGACCCCATGCGGGAAATAATTGTACAAAATTTTAGTGATATTAACTCAAATAAATATGGTGGCAGGACAGAATCATTTAATCTTTGGAAAAAAATAGGATCGTTGATTGAAAATAACATACCAATTAAACCTATTACAAGTAGTATAGGCAGCAGACCTGATTCACAGGAAATATGGAAAACAGTAGGGTTTAATATTGATAGTAAACATTATATTGATTTAAAAAGTTATACAGATGTTATCGATAAAAATCAATATTTTTTAGAACAGGCTTATATTGCTGCTCAACAAATTGCTGAGACATTTGACAAAAAAATATATCTTATAGGTGGACTCGGAAAGTTAAATTTAAGACTGTTAGAAAAATATGACCGTTTGGTTCCTGTTGTAGAAAGCTTGCTAGAATACTTTTATCCAAATTTAGATGCGCCTGAGTTGACTAGTTTAAATAGTTATTGGAGACAAATTCTGTTAGACAGGGTAGATTTTAATAAAGAATCAATTGACTACTTTTATAGGCAGTATGAATTAGATTTGCTTATGCAGAGTCAAATGTGCAGAGAATACTTTTGGCCTGATGGAACACATCCAAACCGTAAGGCCCATAAGATATTGTACGAAAAACTCATTAAGAAAATTACCAAATTATAGGCTTGACAATAATTCCTTTTGGTGCTATACTTAAGGAATGATTAAAAGTAGCAGAAAAAGCACCCAAATTTGCACAAAAAATGTGCAATTTATAGGTTGACAATAATTCCGATTTCTGTTATACTAGCATTTGTTTACTGACACACAAGGAATTTTATGAGTACGATTCTTGTCAAATATGGCGAATATCGCAACACCCCCGTAATTAATACCAAATTTAAACTTGTAAAGGGTTTTCAAACTGGTAAAAAAGGTGGTTATGTTACTGTGCTCAATGAAGGACAGTTTGCCATTAGTATTGACAAAGTTAAGGTAAAATTGAATAATATTAGCGATTTTGAATTTATAGACGGAGATGTAGAATTGTCCAAAACAGTAGAGTTTAAGAAAGTAGCCGTTCCAACTGAAACGGATGAAGAAGCAATGAACCGTATTGCTACCCGTTTTAGCATTTTGGATGATATGAGCAAAGCATGTATAGCAGGGGATATCCGTGCTATGATCGTATCAGGCCCTCCAGGTGTAGGCAAGTCATTTGGTGTGGAAACACAACTTGAAAAGGCTGCTCTTTTTGATAAACTTGCAGGAAAGCGTGTTCGTTTTGAAATTGTAAAAGGTGCTATGACCCCAATTGGTCTGTACTGTACCCTTTTCAAATACAGCGATCCAAAAAATGTCTTAGTGTTTGATGACTGCGATTCGGTCTTCCAAGATGACCTCGCACTTAACATTCTTAAGGCAGCATTGGATTCAGGCAAGCGTAGGCGCATTTGCTGGAACAGTGATAGTTCTATGCTACGCCGTGAGAGTGTGCCCGATCAGTTTGAGTTTAAGGGTTCGGCAATCTTCATCACCAACTTGAAGTTTGAGAACCTTAAGAGTAAAAAGCTACAGGACCATTTGGAGGCACTTCAAAGTCGTTGTCACTTTTTGGATCTTACGATTGACACCGAGCGTGATAAAATTCTACGCATCAAGCAAGTTCACCGTGACACCGATGGTGGATTGTTTAAGGATTATGATTTTGATGATGACAAAAGTATGCAAGTGCTTGACTTTATGGAAGCCAACAAAAACAAATTGCGTGAATTGTCACTACGGATGGCACTTAAGATTGCCGACTTAACTAAAGTTAGCCCAACAAACTGGAAAATTCTTGCAGAGTCGACGGTTATGAAACGGGCTTAAAAAACTTGTAGTATTTTAGGGGAACTTAGTTCCCCTTTTTTTGCCTTGTAGTATTGCTATTTTTTGTATTCCGTGTATAATATTATGATGAACTTTTTATCGGCAGAAGAACTTATAACTTGGTTAGCTAATGACCAAACAATATCACTTAGTAGATATGACAAGAAATTTTTTCAAAATATTTTATATATTATATTAGATAAAGGAGAGATTACAACTAACCAATTAAAACTATATGATAAACTTTTAGAAAAGTATAAGAAGCAGTTTTTTAAAAACAAAATAGACCTATTACAATTAAAAAATTTAACTTGGAAAAAAACTAAAATAATTGAAAGTGCTCCTACTTATACTGAACCTAGGTTTGAGTTACATGACGATACAATACACCTATACTTACCTTTTAATAAAAAGTTTATTGAGCAGATTCATAAAGACAATTTTCTTGAAATTGATTGGAAAAAAGATGAGAGGCGGTATGAAGCTCCTTTCTATACATTAGGTTTTAAAAAATTAATTGCAATCACTCAATCTGTTTTCAACACCTTACATTTTGATAAACAACTAAAACAACTTATGGTGGATGCTGAATTTGAAGGTGATTATTTTGAACCTACTTTAGTTGAACTTGATAATTATTTGTATGTTGCAGGAACTAACCCATCGCTTAATGATGCTATTCAACATGTAAAACTTGAATATACATTATCATGTTTTGCTAATTTAAGGCAATATGGGATATCTTTTAGCCCAAAAGTAAGAGATACCATGATAAGTAAGACTAGTGAAGATGCATATAAATTTGCTACTAGCGATTTTGTAAAGTTTGATATCAATAATTCAGAGCATTTTAAAATGCTTAAATTAATTGGGTGCGACCTAATATTGGTATATGGATTAATTAGAAACATGATGGTTCCTAAATTTGATATACCTGTACATGTTATAAACAACTACTTCATAAAAGATGACGAATTTAATAATATAGTTGCAGGAAAACATATGGTAGTATGTCTCACTCATAATAGTGATTTGGATCAAATTAGAATTGCAAAATACTTGCATTATGTAAACTCTGCGGCTATTGAATATAAATGATACACCAAGCAAAAATTATTGTAAAGGATGAAGTCAATCTAAAAATTGAAGGATTAGAATTAACCACACGAAAAAGGTTAATGAAATTACATGAGTATGAAATACCATATGCAAGATTTCATCCTAGTGTAAGGTTGGGCAGGTGGAACGGTAAGATACCTTTCTTTACATTAGGAGGATCAAGTTATGTTAACTTATTACCAACAATTATACCTGTACTAGAAGAAGAACAATATGACATTGATGTTATAGATCATAGAACATACCAAAATAATATTAGCTTACCAAATGTAAACGAGAATTCTTTTTCAGATAAGGTTTGGCCTAAAGGTCACCCACAATTTGGACAACCTATTCTGCTTCGGGACTATCAAGTGTCCATTATTAATGGTTTCTTAACTAATTATCAATCTGTTCAAGAAGTAGCAACTGGAGCAGGTAAAACCATTATGACTGCTGCTATGAGTAAGTCAGTTGAACAATATGGTAGAAGCATTGTAATTGTTCCGAATAAAAGTTTAGTTACACAAACAGAAGCCGACTACATTAATTTAGGATTAGATGTTGGTGTATATTTTGGTGAACGAAAAGAATTTGGAAAGCAACATACAATTTGTACATGGCAAAGCTTAAACAACTTACTCAAAAATACAAAAGCAGGAGAGGCAGAAATAACAATACAAGATTTTGTTGAAGATGTAGTTTGTGTTATAGTTGATGAAGTACATATGGCTAAAGCAGATGTGTTGAAAACATTATTGACTTCCGCGTTTAGCCATATTCCAATTCGTTGGGGACTTACTGGAACAATACCAAAAGAAAAATTCGAAAGTGAAGCAATTTTTGTAAGTTTAGGACCTGTCATCAATAGGTTATCAGCAAGTGAATTACAGGACAAGGGAGTACTTGCTAATTGTCATGTTAATATAGTACAATATGAAGATAGTGTAGAATTCACCAATTATCAAAGTGAGCTTAAGTTTTTACTTGAAGATACTAAAAGATTAGATAGTATAGCCCAACTTATTTTATCAATTAAAGATAAAGGTAATACACTTATATTAGTTGATAGAATTAATGCAGGAAATGAATTGGTTAGTAGATTACCTAATAGTGTTTTTATAAGTGGTGAAACAGCCTTAACAGAAAGAAAAGAAGAATATGATGAAGTTGCAACTAGTAGTAACAAGATTATTGTGGCGACTTATGGTGTGGCCGCTGTGGGTATTAATATCCCTAGGATTTTTAATTTGGTTCTTATTGAGCCCGGAAAAAGCTTTGTCAGGGTTATACAATCAATTGGGCGAGGCATTAGAAAAGCAGAAGATAAAGAATTTGTTATGATATATGACATAACAAGTACATGTAAATTTGCAAAAAGGCACTTGTCAAAAAGAAAAGCGTTTTACAAAGAAGCAAAATACCCCTTTTCAATATCGAAGCAACAATACTAATGGATCATATTTACAAATATATTAATAATTATCTACATAAACCAGTGCAACAAAATGCAGTGTTTGTTGAAATAGGTAGTGAAAGAGAAGATGGAAGTACATCACATATTGCAGATTTGGCAAGAAAGTATTCTGTAAATTTTCATTCAGTAGATGTTGAAGTTGAAAAAAAATCTAAACATGAAAATGTAATTTGGCACACCGAAAAGGGTTCCGTATGGACTAGTCAATACGGAAATACCATTAGTAAGCCAATAAGCATGTTGTTTTTAGATAATGTTGATTATAATTACAACATGATGTTAGATTCAAGCATTGAAGAACGAAAATCGTTTTGGATGAGGCAAAAAACAGAAAACGCAGCATTTTTTAATGATGACCATACTGTTCCAGCTGAAGAATTAAAACGATTTAGAGCAAATAGGGTCAACTTATATGCGTCAAGATATAATATTAATCTATCAAATGAATATTCACAAGTTGAACATTTAACACAGTGCATGAATTTATTTCCTTATCTTAGTGATAATGCTATTGTTGTAATGGATGATACATATAAAACCAATGATTGTTGGATCGGAAAATGCGGTGGGGTTGTGCTATTTCTTTTGTCAAAAGGATATAACATCTTAAAAGAGGACAAACTTTTAAAAGGAGTCATAATGAGTAAGATGACAATATAATATGAGAATACTAACTTTAGATAATACCTATTACAATTTAGAAACGCTACCAGAAGAAATTGATGACTTGCGCTTCGCTATACTTGATAACAGCAACCCACAAAATGTAGATTATCATTATATCCCGTTGATATTTTTAGAATCATTTAATAGCCCTGCACTTGTATTAAAGGTTGGTAATTACACTGTTAAGATGCCAGTCGACTGGCAAGTATTAATAGGTGAACCTGACCACGGTGACCTAGAAACATTACCTTTAACAAGTATCAATGATAGAGGGTTTAGTGTTTTTGAATTTAATCCGTTAAGTTCTTTCAGACCAAGTTTTATGCCAATCGAAATTGTTGATATTTACCATGATATAACATGGTACGCTCCAAGATTGAGGAACGGGCAGTTTTTGTGTGTACCTATAGAAGATGGTCCTAAACCAAAATGTATTTACTTTGTTAAAGAAATAAGCCGTAATTGTGAAATTGTTGATTATAAACAGGCGTTTTGATGAGTGACATAAAGTTAGAAAAAGTTGATTTTGATTTATTTGAAGCTTTGGCTGCAATAGACAAAAAAGATTATGGATATTATGACAAGCTAACAGAGGAACAACAAAAGAAATTTGTACCATATATGATGACCTATTGGGTAAGCTGTGTACAAAAACAAAAAACAGATATACAAAAATACTATGTACTAAGCACAAATGAAATGGTAAACACCCACTTGTTCAATGAGTTTGTGCAAAAGCACCCTAAATTACAATGGCTAATGTTATGTGCTGCTAGTCCAGGTATCGGTAAAATGTTTCATCAATACATTCCTCACATAAAAGCGAGCATCACAAATTTGCGTGAACCAGCAAAGCAAAAAGATATTAAAGATTACTATAGCAAAGTATACAAAAACTTAGATGATAAGACATTAAGTGAAATATCTAGTGCTTTCGTTGAAGAAAATAAAAAGAAATATTACTTGGCTAAAGAATTTCCTTCTATGAAATTCTCTGATTTAGAACTATTAAGTAGGATAACAAATGATAATGAAATTCGTGACTATGAAAACCAAAAAGGAAATTAAGCCTAAATTTACTTGTGAGTTTTGCAAGAAACAGTATACAAGAGAACAAACCTTAATTAATCATTTGTGTGAGTATAAAGATAGATGGTTATCAAAAGATACTAAAACTAACAAATTAGCGTTTCAAGTGTTCCTGCATTTTTATCAAGCATATGCAACTATTAAGAAAAAATATGCTTATGATGACTTTATGCGTAGTCCTTACTACACAGCATTTGTTAAGTTTGCTAGGTATTGTATCGATTCACAAGTTATAAACACTACCGCATATGTAGCCTGGTTACTTAAAAACAAAATTAAAATTGATTCTTGGTATAAAGATAACAACTATACATTATTTTTATATGAGTATGTACTAACTGAAAATGCTATGGACGCATTACGAAGAAGTATAAATCATACGATGGACTTAGCAGAAGAAATGGAAATACAACCGAAAGATGTATTGAGATACGGCAATCCTAATAAAATTGCTTATGCAATTACTGCTGCTAAAATTAGTCCATGGTTACTATATCATAGCAAAAGTGGTCTTGAGTTTTTAGATAAGGCTGAAGGTGATATTCTAAAAATTATATTGGATTATATTGAACCTAATAAATGGGCTGAAAGATTTAAAAAATATCCTGATGATGTTATAGCAGTTAAAGGAATTTTACATGATGCAGGCTACTGATACTGATTATAAATACAATGTGAGATTATTTTATAATGAATTTAAATTATTGCCTAAATTCAATGAAATTTGTATTTGGGCTATAGAAACTTATGGATGTCCAGGTAAAAGATTTATAACTCATCCCCATGAAAACTATATGGATTTTATTTTTAAGGAAAAGAAAGACGCTATACATTTTTCTTTAAGATGGGAATGATACAGGTTCCAATAATCGGGCTATCTACAAGCGAAATCATAGAAATTGTTCATGAACTCCGTAACGACAATTTGATGCAAGGAAAAGATTTTGACTTTACATTTTACCCTGCTAGTTGGGATGGATTTAATTTAGCGACACATAGACACGCAGTTTTTACCTTTCATAAAGAAAGTTTAGCGAGTTGGTTTATATTAAAATATGGTTCAGGATATATAGGAGAAACAGACGATGTATAAGTATCAGTTGTGGGTAAGAATTAATGATTTCCAGACCGTAAACACTTTTGTTTGGGCTAGTAATGATTATGAAGCCAAACTTATCGGTGAAGCACAATATGGTGTTGGTAATGTTTTGAATTATACCCGTGTTGATGATTCGACCTCATCATTTTGATACAAAAAGGGGTTGGACTGATACATGCCCTGGTTGGCATGAAGTTATATTAGAACAATATGATGGTTCCTTTAAATCAATGGAATTAATGGATGATAAGTTTTCCGATATACTATATTGGTTATATAATAGTGTAGATAATTGTGAAAGACATGTTAGGTGGTTAAGAACAGACACTAAGGTATATTTAAAGTTTCGATATGAGAGAGACTATATTTTATTCAAACTTAGGTTTTAAATTTAACGGAATTTTATTTATTGTGTAATTAAGCGTTCTCAAATGAATAGGAAGCATTTTTATATATGTAAACAGTGTAAAAATAATTCTTACACTATTATTCTTAAATCCAGGATATGCGTAACCAGTATGATGAATGCTTGCAGGAAAAATTACAAGTCTATTAGCTTTATGTGGTATTCTTAACATAGGCTTTAATCCTTGTTTGTCATAATAAAAAATTGTACCACCTGCATTGTTATCACCAAAACAATGATAGCTTAAAGTATAACCATTGTTTAGGTCTGCTGTGTCGTCCTGATGTATAGCTTTCATGAACGGACTTGTAATATCACCTTTTATGAAAACTTTTGTTTTTATTGTTTCTAATTCACCTAGATTTACAAGTTTTAATGCTTCATTTGCATATTTTTCAATGTATTCAAATATTTGTGAATTAAAGTTATTGTCGTTTGGGGTTATATCATAACCCAACCCACCATTTTCAAAATAAGTATTAGGAAAGTTTAGAAACTCTACATACCTTTCTTGGCTGTAATCATAATCTGGTAAAAAGTCATCAATAACGAAAATATTTCTATTATCGTAGTTAAAGTAAGAGTTTTTAAACATTTTGTCCCTTTTTTCTTGAAATCATCACAGTTTTTACTTAAACTATTAAAATATATTTATGAAATGCTAACTATAAATATATATTCAACCTGTACATTTACAGGATTTTTTATTAAAGGGAAATTTATGAGAAAACTCTTATTGGCAACTTTACTAGCTGGTGTAGCATCAGTAGCAAGTGCTCAAACATCGCTATACGGTTTAGCAGATGCGTACTATGGTCATCAAACTAATGTAAAGAATTCAAACCAAGTTAATGCTGGTGGTATGACCACAAGTTATATTGGTATTAGTTCAGCAGAAAAAGTTGGCGATCTGCAAGCCAAAGTAGTACTTGAAACATTTTTGCGTACGGACACAGCACAACAAGGTCGTTTTAATGGCGATACTTTCTATGCTAGAAACGCATATGTATCATTAGCAAATAAATCAGGTGAAGTACAAGTAGGTCGTGTAACAACACCAATGTTTATTTCAACTGTTGCTTTTAACGCATTAGGTGATAGTTTTGTATTCAGTCCAATCGTAACATCTAGATTTGGTGCTAACAACTATAACTTAGCTGCCGGTGGTACTGACTCAGGTTGGAATAATTCAGTATTGGTTAAAACTAACGCAGGTCCATTACAGCTTACTGGAGTTTATAGTGCAGGAGCAGTTGATGATGGAGTAACCAAACAAACTGGTAAGAGTGTTGGCGCAATGTTCTTTCAAGGTCCAGTTGGATTAACAGCCACATGGCAAGAAGTTGAGCAAGGTGCTGGCAAACCAGCAATGAGTTCAACAATTGTTGGTGGTAGCTATGATCTTAAAATGATGAAGTTATTCGCACAATGGAACAAAGTAGAACATAGTGATGCAGTAACCAAAGAAGATAAAGGTTATAGCGTAGGTGCTACTATGAAAGTTGGTGGTAATAA